GTTGCCATCATAAGTAAGGTCAAATCTCTCGGGATAGTTGAGAAGTGAACACCAACCCACGGCACGAACGCTGATTGTTCTGGATCGAATCGAGAGATTGGATTGCCACGAAACGATGCGTCCACTGAATACTGTGCCGGTGTAGTTGTTGTGCCCCGCGACAATCTCAACCCGAGCATTCGCCTCGATGATTTCCGGTCGTGGCAGGGATAGGTCGAAGCTACACGTGGCAATTGCCTTATCCGTTCCGAATTGGGCATCCCATGTGAAGGCATTGATTGTCTGGAGAACCTCGGTTCCGCCCACCTCATTGATGATATAGACGGCATGGAAGGGGGATGTATCGGGAGAGTCAAGAACCTGCTGGGTGGACGAGAATTGGTATTGCAACATCCCTCACCACCCAACATAGTCGGAAGGATCAACCGATCGCGTGAAGCTCAATTTGGCCGTACAAGACCCATCAATATCACGTTCTATCGCGGATACGTTGCTAAGCAACGTATCCGCGAGAACGATGTAGGTGGTATCGAGAATGTCTGTGGTCGTTCCGCCCGGATTATTCGTGGTTCTGTACTGGTATCGAAGGGCCGCTCTCTGCCCTTGCAGGAGTTGTATCGAGACCAGTTCTTCCGACGTGTCGAAATAGGCGTCGAAAGTCACGGACCAGAGACCGAGTCCACCGTATTGAGTAATGACCCGGTTACTCATGGGGATAGGCATGACGCTGCTTCGAGCCTCAAGTGACCAGAGAGGAACCTGTCCATTCGGGGCAAGGATGCCGAACTTGACACTGGTATTGGTATCGTCACCGAATCCGGTGTATGGGGCAATGGGTGATGTCAATTACGGACTCCTGCCGCCACCTGATTGCGCTCGATGTCATCGAGTAGAACGCGGGCGAAGTCAACGAACCGATCGTTGAGGTCATCGACGCCATAGATCGGCGCATAGTTATTGAATACTGGAGCGATGGTTGGACTTCCGACGTTCCGGTTGGTATTCGCTGGGGAAACATACGTGCCCGATGGTGCCATATACAGGCCATCATCGTAGATGGGAGCAACTCCACCATTGGAGAAGTGGAGCACTTCTGGACCCGCTTCCGCGCCACGGAATAGGATGCCACCACTTGCGCGTTCCACGATGCCACCATGACGAATACCACCCGGAGGGAAGTAGCTTGATGGGCTCAGGTTCCTCGTCACGACATCGACGTAGACCGTCGCAATGGTTGTTCCGGCAATGCCATTCGCTGCCGCGTAGACGCCAGACGTGTCCGCTTGGAAGTTGAAGGTTGGACCATTATGCGTCGTTCCGGCAAGCCTGTTTGCCGCCCCAACGACCGTGCTGACGCTTGGCTGGAAGTCAAAGGTCGGCCCGCTGTACTTCCCTGCTGCCGTCGAAGAAATGATGCTGGAGATAACCGCAGTGTCCGTGAGGAACTCGAAGGTGGGGCCAGCATGGTCGGTGTACTGAGTTGCGGAGATAAGGCTTGAGATAAGCCCCTCGTCTGCTTGGAACGTGAAGGTCGGTCCCTCGTACTCCTGACTCCAGAGGTCTTGTGCATTCGTAATGACATCGGTCCCATTGGCGACGAAGTTGAATGTTGGACCCTCGTACTCCTGCCCTTGGAGCGCTGCGATTGCCTCGTCAAGCGCCGACTGGTCCACGTCAACCGTCACAGGAATCTTGAGGTCTTCTGCGGTAATCTCTGGAATGTCCGGGAGGTCGCCGTAGGTAATCGGAATCTCTACCGGCTCAATGAGCCCCTTGCCCATGTTGTTCAGGGTCGGCTCTTCGTATTCAACTGGAATCCTGATTGGCTCGGGCTCAACGAGTGTGCTGAGGTAGTCACTAAAGCTGCCACCACCAGTGCCGTCTCCACCACCAACTTCAACCGGGATGTTGATAGGTGCCATGTTCTTGGCGATGTTGGCGAGCCTTTCGGCGAATCCACCGACGCCACCATCTTCTCCACCCTCGAACTCCGTCTTGATGCGAATGGCAATATCTCGCACCTTTTGTTCGAAGAGCGTACTGACGGCATCATTCGCCCGCTCAACGTCGCCGATCCCCTCAACCTCTAGGTCGATCGGTGTCAGGGTGCCGTCAAGAGCACGGACCAAGTCCTCGATCCGCAGGGTGAGCATTTCGATTTCCGACATGCCCTCGGTAACACCATCGAAGTTGACTTCGAAGTCCAGTGGCGTACCGCTGATAAGGCCAATGGTTTCAAGCATGTCGAAGAGGAATGGATTGACGGCGATTGCGCCCTCAATCATGCTCTTGAATGCCGCCTCACCAGTATCGCCAAGTTCGCCGTTTCCTACAGCAACTGCCTGCTGCACAAGCTGGTAGGCTTGTGCAGCCGTGGCACTATCCATCCAGCCAAGCGTGACGCGCTGCTGCTCTGCACTTTGTCCCCGGAGACCCTCAAGCATCGTTGCTTGATTCGAAACAAACTGCGCGATGAAGGGGGCTTGCATCGCCTGAATGGCATCGACGTTATTGGCAATCTCGATCTGGGCGGCAGAGATTTCCTCGTGCGCCTGAATGACACCATCATAGGTAGATTTATCGATGTAGCCACCCTGTAGGAGTGTATCAATGCGCCTGATTCCCTCTTCTGCCTCGTAGAGTCCATCGATCCAGTCGTGTACACCCTGAGCCTGCTGCTTGAAGGAATCGGTGTTGCTGACGATAACCCGGAAGACGGTCTCTAGTTGCGACGCCGCTCTTCCGATGTCTCCGGCAAGTCCAGTGAACTCGTTGCGGAGTGACGACATGTTGATATTGGAAAGAGGGTCATCCATTGCGAAGGCAGACATGTAGGAATCAATGAAGTCCGCCATGTTGTCTTGGAATGCTTCTTTCATTCCCTCGGCAGCTTCTGACCCCTCTCGCCCCAAGACCCTGAGGTATTCACTGAGTTTCTTTGTCTTGTAGGCCGCCTCTTCGGCCTTCAACACATATTCGTCCATGTTGGTTGCCATCGCAGAAATGGCCGTGGTGAAGGTCTCCGCGTCAATCTTGCCAAGTCGGAAGAGCCGCAAGAGGTCTTCAAGCATGCCGTTGATTGCGGAGTTATCGAAGTCTCCACTGGCAACGAGCTTTCCGATTCTCTCAAGGGATCGCTCAACAAGCCCAGCCTGATCCGAGGTGAGCTTGAGGTTTCGGAAGAAGGATGTATCAGCATCCGGGTTTGTCGCAAGGGTTGTATCAATGTAATCCTGACGTACATTGATAATTCGATCCATCAGGTCGGCATAGCTCTCAACGTCATCTGCGAGAGAATCAAGACCTTCAATTCTCAAGTCGTCAAGCTGGACCTGTAGATCGAAGTCCGCAAAGAGTTCTTCTGTGCGACGAAGTTGCGATACTGCATGGTCGTAGAACTCATTGATCTTCTCGTCCATCTGGTCAGTGGGGATATCTCCTTGGAGAATGCCCACGAGAAGGTCACTAAAGAATGTCTCAAACTCTGCTTGGAATCTCTCGGTGTCAATATTTGGATTGCTGAGAAGGGAGAATACCCTGTTGAGCGAGGCGTTTACCGCTTGCTCTGTTTCAGGGCTAATCTGGAATGCCTCAAGGGCGGCTCGGTCGAACTCATCCCCAACACTCTCAAGAGCCTCTCCAATGTTGTCGCCAATTGATTCGTTGAGAGAAATAGTCTGGAGAAACGATCCGAAGTTCGACGTAAAGCTCTTGGAAAAGTTGGTGAACCAGTTTCCGTCGTCCTCTGCGGCGAGGGCTTGATCGACGGCATCCTGCCACCCATTGATAAAGTCTTCGGAAGCCTTCGTCTGCTCTGCTGCCCACTTGGCAGCATCATCATTGCCGTTCAGGTATAGCTGGGCAATCGTGTCATTGAGCATTCGATATGAAGCAGCCGTCTGCTCGGCAGCGGCTGCTGCCTGCGCCAAAGACTGCCTCTGCTCAAGCATCTTGAGGCCGAAAACTCCAGCCGCAACAGCAAGTGCCCCGAAGATAAGGGTGAGCGGATTGAAGGCAAATCGGATAAGGGTTCCCGCTGCCGCCATCGCCTGTCCGGAGCGGGCACTATTTATCATAATCGCGCTGACACGGGCTGTCTGTGATGCAATGAGGGGGAGCCAGAGGGCATAGGCATTGAATTGGGCCGCCACATCGGCTACAGGTCCAAGCATGCTGCCGAATGCCTGAGCCCCATCCTGTACCTCATTGAAGAGCAATCCAAAGGCACCACGAGCACCTGTGGCCGTTTCTGCGGCATATCCCTGCGCCGCAGCCGTCTGCTCCAAGAAGATGGTGTACCGGAATGCGGCCTGTTCGGCGGCAGTCATTTCAGTAATAAAGTTCTTCATGCCACGAGACGCGGCCTCGGCGGCGATGAAGGTCTGGTTCATCGTGACACCGATTTGCTCGATGTATTCGCCCTCACCACGGAGAGCATTCGAGACCATCTGCGAGATTTCTTCGAGGCTCTTGCCGTGAAGGGCGGCAAGGTCTGTCGATCGAGAAATGAGGGTCTCGATTTCGGACTGGGCGAGACCATAGTTGGCGACAAGCGTGTTGAGGACAATAGCCGACTGTCGAGCCGCATCGTTGCTGAACCGGGTCGTTTCCTGAATCGACTCGGCGTACCGGAGAATCTCGTCTCCAGCCTCACCATAGAGTCGAGTAACAGCGGCGATCTGACGTTCCTGTTGCGCATACGCGGCAGAGACTTTGACAAGGCCAAGGGCAAGGGCACCAACGGTGGCACCAACCGCAAGGCTGGTGCGCTCAAAGGTGCGAAGCTGCTGGTCGGCCTTCTTTGCCCCCTGCTGAATCTGCACCATCCCTTGCTGGCCCTGTTGTCCGGCCTTCTGGAGATTTTGTCCAGTCTTTTGCGCGGCGGCACTGATCTTGATAAGGACCGGGGAGGTCTTGTCTACCGCACTGATTGTGACTGTAATATCAGCCATTTAGTCCTCTAGCTGCCAACGCCTTGTCTCGCAAGGAACTCGGCCATGCCCTTCTTTGCTTCTGCCTCATCGCCGCGTCGTCTTCTGACATGCTCGCGGCCTTCTTCATATGCGAGGCGAAGCTGAATGTAGTAGTTCCATCTTCGTGCGTTGGTGCTCGCCCATACGTCCGGGTGCATGGGCTTGAAGTCCATTTGCAGCGCCCATAGAAGTCCGGTCGGAGCGTCGGGGAGGTCTGCATCGCTGTTTTTTGTCCCCGCCTTTCGCTCTACGGCTCTTCCGTACTCTCTACAGGCGTCAAGGATTTTGGGGATACTTTCTCGAAGTTCTCGTGGATCATTGCACCAGCGATGGCGACAATCAATTGAGCCGGAGAGTATTCGAGTGATGCAACGCCACCCTCAATCGGTGGAACGACGCGATAGATTTCTCCATCACTTGCATCCTTGACTTGGAGATTCCAGTCTTCAATGAATGGGGCGACGAACTCCTTTAGGTCGTGCAAGTCTCCCGAAATATCGATCGCGGTAAGGGTCTCGATTTCTTCGAAGAGAAGAGAGGTACGAACCCTTGCCCATACAAGTGACCCATCTTCCGTCTCGAACTCCACCCTCTTGTAACGATTGTTGATGACAACGCCGTCTCCCGACGTTGCCTTGACCAGAACTGACATGTTTCCTCCGTCAAAACCGAAACGGGAATGAAGCCGATATCGGCTTCATTCCCGTAATCAACCGATAATGCCATTATAGCATTACGGTAGCACTGAGAGATTCGTTCGAGTCTTGAAGTCTACAACGTTCTCACCAGTCGAGAGATACGCAACAAATCCGAAGGTTGCCGTGATGTTGTTGTCCCGTTCATCCATCGCGACAACATCCCAGACTGCTCGGGAAACGTCGATCTGGGCGTACTGCACGTCAACCGGAGAAGCTGACGTAGTAGGACCAGTCTGGCGAACCCGGATACCAACCTCGGAGAGATTCTCGTAGGCTTGGTACTCATCGCGCCGGTCAAACTCAAGCCGGACCTGCCCGGTAACAAGCCGCTGTCCGCGACCAGTACGGGTTGACAGGGCATCGGTGTTGTTGGCGAATCTCTTGCCGGTTCGTCCGTTGTTGACGGTGATGTTGAACGAGACCATGCGATCTGCGATTTCATTGACACCGATCGCGGTCGATGCCGGGTCAATGAAGAGCTTGGTTCCCGGAACCGGGATCGAGTGATACGTCGCAAAGGCAACACCGGCTTGGAAGAGGCCCTCAATCCGGTATGCCTTGCCAGTCGGAGCGCCCGAAAGGATTGGGGTATCGAGCGTCAGGATGGTCGCCGTGTTGGAGACAACCTGACGAACCTCGCCGTTTCCCTTGCCGAAGTCAATGAAGACCCATGCGCCAGCATGAGCGTTGACGGTCCACGTCTTTGTGGTGTCGGCGAGGGTCGAGGTGGTGGAAGCGGTGGCCGTGCCGGAGTCGGCAACTACCTGCGTCTTGTCACGAACGAAGAGGTTGCTTGACATTTTCCAGACACCATCGGCATCGTCGGTGTCAATCGTGACCGTGTATTCGTTGTGACGGACGCCGGTCGATCGCCAGACCTGACCGTCAACACCATACTGCAATGTGGCAGATGCAATATTGTCATTGGTGGCGTGCGGCGAGTGGGTGTACGTCCATGCCGTCGTGTCAACTGTGCCAGTTGCGAGGGCAGCAATGGCGTACTGGTTGTGCATGGCGAATGACTGGAAGGTCAGATTCTCACCGTACGTGCCAGAGTAGGTCGGAACCTCGCGTCGAGGGGTGACGAGTTGGTCGTACGATCCGGTCATTTCCGGGGTGCGTACGAGGGCTGCGTTCTTGTCGATCGAGAGATTGCCGTACCACCGATAGTCGGGTGCCGTCGCAACGCCTGCGTCGGTCTCCGTCCCTGCGAGGATTCGGCGTAGGCCAATCTCGTTGCGAATACCAGTACCCGGCATTAGTTGGTCTCACTTTCTGGGGCATCCGCGACAAGACCGACCTCGGCCTCAGCTTCCACTCCCGCTTTCTTGGTTTCAAACTTGTAAATATCGGATGCAACGATATCGCGCTGGACAATCGGGTCAAGGCTGTCGTATTCCTCTTCCGTCATGTCACGGGCTGGCGCTCCAATGAAGAACTGCTTGACGCCGTTCTCTCCATCCTTGTCGCCGACATATCGAACGAAAATCTTTGCGGTCATTAGTAGTCAACCTGTCTGTGTAGCTTGATGTCGAGGAAAAGTTCCGCTCCTGTGAATCTTTGCCCCGCATACACAAGCCCGAACTCTGCTGTGCGAATGCGATTTACGTTGATACGATCGACTCCTCCAAGATTCGCCATCAGGCTCCCACTCGGGTACTTGTATGGGTGGACATTGATCTTGTCAACCAGAACGTGAATGAGGTCGTTGAGTTCGGCGATAGGTGGGGCGAGTTCATTGCCAACAATGGGAGAATAATACAGGATGGCCTTGCAGGCGGGATTCCACTTCTGGTCTGACCCGGTTGTCACAACCGTATCAATATCAGAGAACCATGTGAAGACAACCGCTGGAAGAACGTCCCTGTTGAGTTGGAGGACAGGACCGGCAACACTCTTCTTGATTTCCGGGATATAACTCACCTGTTCGGCGAGGGCGTCCAGAATATTCTGAACTGTTGTGGTCCCTGCGGCCATTATAGCATACCCCCAATGACGCGATTCATTGCGTCACCGAAGAGCTTGGCCACGATTGGCCTTACTCTTGCAACTGACGGACGCATGAATGGTCGCGGCCTTGCTGGACCTACATTTTTTCGGAAGAGGTACGGCCCGGAGCCCTTGATCTGGAACTTGAGGCTGCTCCCAGCCCTCGCAAAGACTGGACCCCTGCCTTGTTCAACCCATGTTCCCGGGTATTCCTCGTCGGGTCCATACTTGATGTTGTAGGTGTCACCGGCTCGCGTTGTCGGGAAGCCACGAATGCTGCCCGAGAGCCCTCCCGTAACAACCGAACCATTGGCGGCGAGGATTCCCCGAGCGATGTTCGCTCCTTCCTGAGCCGCCTGATTTCCCGCCGCAAGGAAAGCCGCGTCGAGCCTGTCATCCGCGACCCCTACCTGTTCTGCGAACTCGAAGAATTGTCGTGCATCGATCTGGAAGCTCAAATGACTACCCGCTGAATCTTGAGCCCATCAAGAGCCATCTTGACCGGCGTGTGTTCCCAGATGTTACGAATGTATGTCACAAGGCCGGGAGGGCCAAGCTCCCCGGTCGGAGACTGGGTTCGAATCCGGTATTCATCCACGACAAGCTCGGTCGCAGCTTCCCGGAGAATCGGCGGGATGGTCGTGCCGGGGGAGAGGTCTTCCCATTCGGCAGTCACCCGGACGGACTGGTAGCCGGATGATGGGAGGATAATCCCGTAGGACCACCCGAGTTGATTCGTGAAGGTGAGTCGCCAGTCCTCATCGAGCAGAACAGTCTCATCACCCCAGATAGTACCGTCCCACGTGCCATCAACAGAGACGTTGGTGACGTTCCTCATTCCGAATGATGTCACATATGGCTTTTCATAGACGCCATCAACCGAAAGAAGATCGTTGGTAAAGAAGTACATCCCCGACTCCGGGATGTATACGCGGTCGGTGTAGAAGGATGGATACGTTGCGCTGTTTGGATACGCAATATCTCGGGCTTGCGGAGAGGCCGCAGTACCGAACGTCCTCCCGGTGTAGAGGTCGATCGCCTGCGCAACGCCTTCCTCGATTCCGTCAATGATGTCAATGACGGTTGGATTGGCGAGTTCTGGATCGATTTCTAGGAGGTGATAGACGGTCTCTGGTACAGCGTATCGCACGGTCTACTCGCTTGTGGTTTCAACCTTGGATCGGCTCTTGCGTGCTGATGGCTTGGCGATACGGTCGGAGACAAACTCCTCGGTCGCAACCGGCTCTTCTGCCTCTTGGTAGATGACGTTCTCTGCCTCGGGCGGAATCAGGTGTCCCTTGCGGACATAGAACTGATCTGGCCCGATCGTATAGACGCCGTTATCCGTCGCTCTCGTTGGCTTCTTCTCGTCGTTATTGCCGAACATATGACTCCCATCCTCCATGACGATAAGATTCTCGCCCACAACCGGCGAAGGACTTGGGGCGGGGTAGTCCCGCCCCAAGTCCAACATCGGAAGCATTAGGCGTACAGTGCAACCGTTGCGAAGGCAGCCGGTCGGTAAACCGCGAGACCAACGCGCTTCTCAGCGAGAAGAGTCTTCTGGTTTCGGATAAACTGGTCGTTGACAAGTCCGACGGTGATTCGAGCCGTCATGCGGTCCCAAATCTGAGCCTGTCGGCCATCACCAACGAGCGCGGTGCCCGCCGTGATGTTCTCGTTGACGATGCGGGTGAGTCCCCAGAAGCTCGTCGGCTGTCCGCCAGTGAACGGACCACCACCATAATAGTGGCCATTGGCATCGGCGAGCGTCTGGAAGACCTCGTCATCTGCCGGGTTCAGAACGATGAAGTTCGGTCGAGCGCGACCAACATCGATGATCTTGCGTCGGGCTCGGGCGATACGGTCGAACGGAGCAGCATCGGTGCCAGCGTTCTGGGTCGGAGTGGTCGAGAAGTGGGCCGCATCGAGCACCTGAATGCCCGGAGTGACCATGATCCCCAGCGGGTTCTCGCCGATACCATCGCCAGTCAGAAGCATCTGGTCTTCCTTCAACTGGAGACCGTCGAACAGGCGTCCGTCGATGTAGCTGCGAAGTTCCGGCGCAACCCACTCAAGCTGATTGGTGATCGGAATGAAGTGGGCCAGCGTGCCAACGTCCGCCGTTGCAGACGTGAAGCTGATGTTGGACTGCGGCTTGGTGCCGGAAGCGCCAGTGAAGTCCGTTGACTCGGCAACGAACGCCGCAGCGTTGGTGAAGACGTTTTCACGGAAGTAGCGAAGGCTCTCAGCCCCGGTCGTACCAACGAGAAGAACGTCGCGGAGGGTGCCAAACGGGTCAGCAAGCCGGGTGATACCCGGAATGACCTGTTCCGTCACATAGCCGGTCGGGAGGACCGCCGTGTTCATAATGGCACGTCGCTCAAGGTCTACCTCAAAGGTAAATCCTCGGGGGTCCGCGTCATTCTGAGCCCGGTGCTCTACCCAGTTGCGATACTCGTCGCTCTCGGTAAGCTGGTCGCCCGGAGTGATGATGGCACGTCGCTCTTCGCGGGAAGCGGCAACGCTGTCGCCCTCGGAAGCGCGTCCTGCGCTGGTGCGTCGGGCAACGTCAACGGCGCGAAGCTCGTCTTCGACGCCCTCTTCGTCGGTGATGCTGGTGCGGAGCCCACGAATCTCGTCGGCAAGCGTTCGCATCTGGGTTCGGATTTCGTCGGTCCGCTCGGTGCCGTCACGAAGGGCGCGAAGCTCGTCGGTTGCGGCATTGAGGCGATCCCGTAGCTGCTGTAGGTTCACAGATGAATCTCCATGAGAATAAGATCGATGTCAAGGTCGAGGTCATCATCCCGGCTCTCGATAACGTCCTGAGTGCTGTCAAGCGGCTCATTCTCGTCTGGAGTGGTGCTGCGGACTTCGCGAATGTTGGCGAGAAGCGTCTCGATCTTCTCGTCTTCGATTCCTAGAGTTCTAAGTTCCTCAATGATACCATCATATTCATCGGCATCATCGGAACGGAAGCTGGTGATTTGCGAACGTTCCTGTGAGGGGAAGGTCGCGGCAGTAATTTCTCGCAAGTTGACTTCCTCAACAAACCGGAACTCTTCCGGCTTTGCCCCCCGGAATTGGGTCAGGTCAATCTGGTCCTCCTTGGTGCCGGGTCGCTCCTTGACGGAACGAAAGGCGAAGCTCATGCCTCCAAGCATGCCGGAACGAACAAGGGTCATAACCTCTCGGCCCCACATCGTCCCCTCGGCGATCTTCGAATTGAAGAACATGCCCTTGCCATCGGCCCGTAGCTCGGTGGCTTTCCCAATCACCTTGTCGGGGTCATGGTTGAAGAGGACCGGGATACGGTCTCCCCGTTCGCGCACCGTTTTGGCAAACGAACGCCGGGAGAACACTGTGCCGTGATTGTCAGGCACAAGGAATGTAGCAAAGTGACCGGAGAATCCCGGATTCTCGGCGTCGTCTCGATATTCGTAGGCGAAGCCACGGTTTTCCATTGCGGTTGGCATCAATACTCTCTTTATGGAACGAATGGATTATACCATAGCGGCTAAGATATTTAGCTCTCTGAGACGATGTAGGGATTATACACCATCGCATTTGTCACACATCCTGAGCAATGTTCGGCGGTTCCGAGTTTCCATCGCGCATGAAGCTCGCCGTCAACCATTCGATAATCCCATCGACACTTGCAGTTGGACATGCACTCGGTCTGCCCGTCTCCGGGGTAGGCGGGCATTCTGGCTTGGGTCCACGATCGGGACCGTCCTTGCTCGAAAGAGGATCGTGAGGCGTTGGCGTAGAGGGTGGAGCGATAGGAGGCCATTTCCGGAGTGATATTTCCAGCCTCAATTTCATCGCCAAGGCGGGTGATGTATGTTCCTTGTCCTGCGACTCTTGCATCGACAATGCCCCAGTCGTCTACGGTCATTTGCTTTGTACCGCCACGGCCAAGCGCGAACTGGGATTCGTGAGCGTCCTTTGCGATCCTCGTAAACTCGCTCTGCCATTCTTGTCGCCCTATTTCTCCTGACGTAAAGCGATTCGTTACTGCCGCTGCATCTGATGCAGCGGCAGTAACGATGTTTTCTCTCATGCCAATGAGCTTGGAGTTGCCAATGAAAGACTTTGTTTCATCGTCCCAGTAGGCTCTGGCGACAGGATCAAATCTCAGTGGCATCGAACTCACCCGGCTCAGCCTCTAGGATCGATCGGTACTCGGGAATCCAGTCTTCGGCCCGAGAGTCCACGCCCCGGTTGATTTTCTCTCCGTGAGGTGGCTTGCCTGTGACCTTGGCAATCTCCTTCGCTGACTTGATGTCGCCCTCGGCTTCGACGGTCTGGATCGTTCCGGTCTCCATATCCTCTGCCCCGATAACGCTGACACCGTCAGGGACGAGGTAGACATCACCATAAGGCACTGTGTCGTGCTCGATTTCGGTGAGGAACTCATTGATGGTAAGTCCGGCGACATTGAGCGCATCCGTGGCGCGGGTCCACCGCTCGGTTTCGGCGTCCTTGAGTGCTGGCAGGTTGGACGTGTCAAAAGCAATCGAGTAGATGTTCGTGTCCGCCATTTCATAGAGAAGGTGGCGGGTGAAGGCGTCGTCAATCCGGCCCCAGAGCGGGACCATCGTGTCTTCATAGAAGGAGCGACGCGCCGTCGCGTAGTTGTTGTAGGAAGACTGCTGGAGACCGCTGGTGGTGTTGACCACGATCGGCGAGATACCAAACGCCTGACAAATTGCATTCTCATTGAGTGCGAAGAGGTCGGGGTAGGCCAGTTCGTCAATGTTGAAGCCAATCGGCTTGATTTCCTTGATGCCCGGAACGACGGCGGTATCAACCGAGTTGTGAAGGCCACCAAATCGCTGGTTGAATCCGGCGCGATAGGCGTCAACCTTGGCTTGGTCAGACCACATGGCCTGTGTATACGGGTCATCATTCGGAATCGCGATATACATTGGCATCGCGCCCCGCTCCATAAAGCCCTTGATAAAATCGGTGAGCGCGTCACCAATACCCATGTTGCGAAGGGCGGCTTCGAGTGGGCCAATCCCGGTCGGAGAGTTGTCGATGGTGTCGGCGTAGGTCAGCGGGATAACATCCTCGCTCTTGAGGAGCTTTGGCTTCTCTCCGGGAACTTGGTATTCCCAGTCATTGAGTTGGCCACGACGAGGGATGGACTTGAGCCAGTCCGACCGGAGAGGCCAGAGGCCGATGACTTCGCCAAGCTGGTTCCGCTCCTTCTCCACAACGGCAAACCCGGTGACGCACAGAAGGACACCCAAGAAGGTCAGGAAGGTCGATTCCGACTGCCCGAGATTCGGTTGCTTCAAGAGCTTCCGGAAGTTGTGATTCGGCTCGGCATTGGCCCGCCGTGTCTCTTCCGGCGACTGGTAGATGCGGAGCTTCGCCGAACCCATTGCGTCGGCGGTATACCGGACACATCGAAAGATCAGGGCCGAGTTGGTGTATCCCCGATTCGAGGCATAGATGTTGTTCGTCGGGTACTGGGGGTGGTTATTGTTCCACACCGGAGAATAGAGATTCGTTCCACCCGGCATCCCCTTCGAGCCCATCAGGGTTTCGGCCCGAGATTCTAGGGGGTATCCCTGCATGGCCAGCTTGATATTGCGCAAAAAACTCATTAGAAGAAACCTACTTCCACTCTTGGGAGAACAAGACGTGATGCAACATATCGAAGTGCGTCCATTGAGTGATCGTCTTCCTTCACCGGCTTGTCAGTCTCGATCTTGGCGTTCGGTGCGAAGGCATACATGCCAAACTCTTCGATGAGATTCTCGCAACTTGGATCGACACTGAAAAGTGGCTCTGGAGCCCAGAAGGCTTCATCCTCTTCATTCAGGAACTCTTCCGGTGGCTCAGTCTCGGCTTCAATGAGTGTTTTGACGCGCTGAATACCAACAAGGATATCATTGTCGGCTGGATAGGCGGGAAGTGGCCTCCATCCCTCTTCTCGATCGCCACTCTGGAGGTCGAGAATGTAGGCGATTGCGGAAGGGTCGATCGCAATAAAGTCGGGGTCACACCGATCAGCTTCCGATCGGATGGCGTGAAGAATCTTGGCGCTTGACATGCCGGAACGATAATACTCCCGGCCAACATGGACAGCTTCGCTCTTCGGGTCTTGATACACGGTGAGGACACAGGTTGGGTTCTTGGTTCCAACGTCAACCCCCATTGCGACACGCCAGCCGGTCGTGTCCACTTCCCTAACGTGGATGGATGGGTCGAAGTGGTCATAGACCACACCCTCGGCAGACGCCCAGAGACCCTCAAAGAACCGCTTGCGGCGAAGGCCGGTCATTCCGGCAAGGTTCTTGTTGACGTACTCATCGCCCATTGCCGTCCAGTCCTCGCGGACGGCATCCCAGAGGGATGGATTGTCCTGATGCTTGGACTGGATGCCACGGGTCTTGCCGGACTTGATACGGAGATTGGCCCAGTGACGGATACCGGAGGGGTTGAGGTCGCCAAAGATCATTTGATACGGGACTTTCCCGTTACGAAGGCGGCCACGAAGGGTCTCCCACGCTTCTTCCCTCATTTCGGCAACCTCATTCACGTAAATAAGGTCGAACTCCGTGGAAAGCACCTTGTCGGGCTTGTCCATACCAACCACCATGATCCGGGAACCGTTGGGGTACTGGAACTCGGCGGGGGAGAACTTGTTGCCACCGAACGTGGTCACGCCATAGTCGAGGGGCTTGACGAGGTTCATATAGGTGGCGAGGGCACCGCTCTTGATGGCTTCCTGTGTCTGGCGAGCCATCAGGATGCGGGACTCGGGATACTTCATGGCGGCGAAGTGGCACTTCCAGACGCAGGCAACCGTTTTCCCGGTTCCTGCTGGCCCCACAATCATCACGTCGAGGTCTCGGGCGGTAATGATGTCACGGTTTCCGCCACGAAACTCCAGAGTTAGCGCATCACTCATGCAAGTTCATCCGGCTTGAGACCGGGGGTCACAATATTGATAACGACACCATTGTTGTTGGCGTTCGGGTTGCCGTCGAGCCTGCCCCACGCCTTCAAAATAAGCTCACCGGCACGCACCTTGGATGAGAGGTCCATCCGGGTGCTGATGATTTCCCCGTTTCGCATCTTGATGTCAACATGGTCCCGCCATTCGGAGAAGGCCACGTCAGCAAGCTCGGCCAGTACGGCCTCGGCAGTTGCCCCCGCCGCCTCCAGCCTGTATCGGATTGCCCGTTGAATATGAGGCTTCTTTGCCCATCGAGAAGCATTTACTGATCTACCGGAAACTCCGGTAGCCATTTGATATGCCTTATCCGCACTAAATCGTGCTTCTCCGACATAGAAGTTGACGAACGCGACTTCCTTATGATCGAGTTCCACACCACCATGAATCTCGCGGAGTCCGGTTTCGTCTTCGATAAATGTGACATCATCGCCGATGTCGATGGTTCCTACAGAGCTAGTAAGCACAAATCCTCCTCATTAGTTGTGGTACATCGGGAATTATACCTCACATGCTATAATGGTCATGTAGTGCTACACCATAATAAGGCGTCAAGGCCCGACCGGGGAGTTTCCTCCGCTCCCCGGATCGGGTCTTGACGTTTTGTGCGCCCCGTAGTAGGATGATGCAGTAGCCAAAGGAGGGCACATGACGTTTGTTCGGAAAGAGGGCATCCTGACCGCGACTCACCGGAAGTGCTCGGTCTGCGAGGCATGGAAGGTCCATGCGGAGTACGATCCCCGCCGTGGGTCATGCAAGGAATGCCGGAGAGTGGCCTGCCGCCAGCGATACCGGAATCTGCCGGAAGACAAGCTCCAGCGGGTAC